TGCCGCCACCACCGGCTTCGCCGGTCAGCTCGTACCATTGCGCCTCGACGGCCTTGGCATAGCTGGTGGCGAGTTCCGGGTCGGCCTGGAGCGCGGCGACGGCGCCCTCCGCCGTCGGTTGATCGGTCACGGCTTTGGCGATCTCGACGGCGACTTCGGCCGCCTTGGCGTTCTTCTCGGATTGCTCGCCCTTGCCGAACAGGCGGATCAGGGCGGGGGCTGCCTGAAGGAGCGCAGGAAGCGCTGCCATAACGAAAGGGGCCATGTTGGTTGCTCCGGGGGCTTGGGTTTCCGGAAAGGCAGCGGTCGCCGGGGCGCCGCCTCCTTCCAGTTTTTCGAGAAAATCGAGGCAATGCGCCATCGTCTTGGTCGGCTGTCCGTAGGGGCTGCCGGGCAGGCTGGCCCACTCGCGGTTGCACCTTTCGATGGCCGTCGTCCAGTCGCCATCCAGCACGGCCGGCAGGGCGCGGCGGCGCTCGATCAAATACAGCGCGGCGCGGTCCTGGTTGGCCGGGCTGAAATCCGGCAGGTCGAGCGCCCTGGCGCACTCGTCCCAGGTGCGGCTTAAAAACTGGTAGGCGCCGGCCGCCGTGCTGGTGATCGGCTTGCCGCCCAGCGTGCGGGTAACGGCAATGCGCGGGTGGTCGTCGGTGTTTTCGACGATGCCGCCGCCGAACAGCGTCGTGTAGCCGGCGCCTTCGGTGTGGCGAAGCAAGGCCAGAAACGCCTGGACGTTCGGATTCTGCAGGGTCTGGTCGTAGCGGGTCACGCGCGGCGCTCTTCCGGATCTTCGTCGTCCGCCGGTTCCGGCGGTTCGGCGGCCGGCGGCGGCGCGCTCAGGCCGGCGGCTTCCATCATGAGCTTTTCCTGCGCCAGCTCGTCGATGATGTCTTCGAGTTCGTCGCCCTGCTCGGCGGCGATGCGGGTGCGGCTGGTGAGGCCGGCGGCGATCAGCGCGGCGTTGGCGTCGGCTTCCTTGAGCGGGTCGACCCACTTCCAGCGCTTGCCCTGGAAGCGGCTGGCGTTGCGGAATTTCTCGAAGCGCTCGGCGGGGATGGCCTTGCCGCTGATCTCGAAGGTGATGGCACCGGAGAGCAGCGAGACGGCCAGCCATTCCTCATACAGCGGCTGGACGAAGGAGGAGATCAGCCAGTCCTGCAGCACCATCCAGGTTTCGCGCTCGGCCAGTTCGGCGATGCGGGCGCTGCTGTAGTTGACCTCGTTCATGTCGCCGGTCAGGTTGTGGGCGGCGACATCCAGCCCGGCGGCGAGGCCGCGCAGGCACGACTTTAAGAATGACTCGAAATTGGCGTGCGGGTATTCCGGGTTCCACGAATTGAGCTTGTAGCCGGCCGGCAGCTCGAACATTTCGCCGGCCTCGACCTTGATCTGCGGCAGTCCGCCGCTCATGCCGTCGGCCAGGCCGCCGACAATATCCGGCGCATCGTCGGCGCGCTCCAGGGCGGCGATCTTGCTGGCGCCGATCTGGGCGGCGACGACGGCGGCTTCCTCGAAGTTGTGGATGATGCTGCCGCGCATGATGATGGCGTGCAACCAGGTGACGCCGCGCACCTGCTCGGCGCGTTCTGGCGTGAACAGGTGGTAAATGTCCGAGGCCGGCACGCGCTCGGTGGTGTTGCTGCCCAGGACGTAATTGTCGCCGGGGTGGCTGCTCTTGATGTAGTAGGCGACCGGGCGCAGGGCGCTGTCGATCTCGACGCCCTGGCGGACGGTGTTGCCGTTGTCCAACCGGACGTTCATGGTTTCGTCGAGGCGGTCGGCTTCGAGCAGTTGCAGGGCAAGGCCGTAGGGCAGGCGGCGGTCGCGGATGACGCGGATCAAGGCTTCGCCGTCACGCGCGACGCCCTTGACGGCGGTGCGCAGCAGCGAATAGAAGGTCTTGTGGCGGCCGGACAGGTCGCAGGTCTTGCCCCAGCGCTCCCAGTGGATCTCGACGGTATCGTTGGCGGCCTTGTCGAGCTGGGTCGGCGCGTTCGGGTTGCGCGCATCCTTGAGCGCCCGGACCTGCAGGCGCGGGTTGGCGCGGCCGACGACGTTGGTGGCGACCAGCGACAGGAAGCGCTTGCCGTGTTCGTTGTTCTGCGCCAGGTGGCGGGCGCGGGCGCGCAGGACGGGCAGGGCCAGGTCGAGGTCGGCATTGACCGAGCCGGACCAGCTCGCCAGGCTGGAGGTCAGCCGGTTGACGGCGCCGCCGGCGAAACCGCCGCCCGAGCCGTTGCCGTAGGTGGCCGCCCACGGGTCGCGGCGGCCGGTGAGCGCGCGCCAGGCGGCGCCCATGCGTTGCGTTATTTTGCTCATATGCGGAATTGAATCCTTCGCCCGGTGCCGGTGCCGTTGCGGATGGCCTCGGCGGCGTCTTCGGCGGCGACCTCCGCCTTGTAGTGGGCGCGCATCTTGAGCAGGTCGGTGATCGGGATGTATTTCATCCGGCGGCCGGCGATTTCGTACTCGGCGACGCCGGGGTTGCGCGTTTCGATCCAGGTTTCGATGGCGGCCAGCGTCTTGCGCGCATGGCTGCGGTCGTCGAGGGCGGTGGTGGCGGTGCCGGTGCGGTAGTCCGGATTGATCGTGACATGGCCGGTATCGACCGTGTATTTCTCGCTGGTGCCGCCTTCGACCCAGGCGATCCAGGTATAGACGCCGGCCGCATAGCCGGCCGTAGTGCTGGCGGCGACGCTGATCGCATAGCTGTCGCCGGACGCGGTGGCGGTGATCTCGAAGCCGGTGGTCGGCGACTTGAAGCGGTATTTGAGCGTCCACGCGCTGGCCGGATAGTCGGCCAGCGTGCGCGTCCACTTCCATGTATCGCCGGCGCGTAGGGTGTCCGGCTCGTTTTCGGGGATGTCAACAGCCACGGCAGTCCTCGCGTTGGTTACGGGCGAGGATGCCGCTTTTCAGGGGAGGAGTTAAGGCAAAAAGTGGCCCCGTCAGGCGAAGAGGCGCGATTGCCGGTAAGCGTTTTCAATGCGCTGGCAGGCGATGTCGAAATACTTTGGTTCGCGCTCGATGCCGTAGAAGGTCTTGCCGAGGTTGGCGCAGGCGACGCCTGTCGTGCCGCTGCCCATGAATGGGTCGGCTACGGTCGACGTTGTTTTTGGGGCGAATTTCAAACACCATTCCATGAGCGAAACCGGCTTTTGCGTCGGGTGAATTCCTGTTTCAATCCGCGCTTTATTGCAGTGCAGGGTAAATAGCTTTACGCTGTTTCCAGAAAGGTTTGACCATGCCAGTTCAGCATCAGAAAACGAAGGCATAACCTGCTGCTTGTTCCATACCAGCCATTTGCCGCTTTCCACAGGAAGGTTGAAATAATTTCCACCCCAAACAATCGCCGCCCCAGAAAGTAAAATAACCTCGGCGATCAGCGCGTCATCTGGCGCAACATCATCCCACCCGCCTGCATATTCGCGCGGCTGGCGCCGATACTTTCCGGTCGAATCAAACCCGCCACCGCCCATTCCTTTGTCGCGACCAATCCCATACGGCGGGTCAGTCAAAACTAAATCAACCTTCGGCAGCGTCGGCAGGATATCGCGGCAATCGCCAAGGTATAGCGTTGCGTCGCCGATTGTTTCGATACGGCTCATAACTTCGGCTGCAGCAGCAGATAGCCCTGGTCGCGCAGGATGGTGTAGGCGTCGTGGGTGTCGGCGAACAGGGCGCGAATCCAGTCGGCGCCGCCGGGGGTCGGCTGGCCGGGCGTGTCGTCGGGAAGCGGGCCGGCTTCGTAGTCGCCGGTTTCGTAGATGCGCAGGTCGTCGATCAGGATGACATCGCGGCCGGCGCGGTGCTGGCGGAGCTGGTCGAGTTCGCGGCCGAGCGGCAGGCGGACGGTTTCCGGCATGGCGGCGCCGTAGTCCTTGAGGCCGAAGCCGGCGCCGGGGTAGTGGGCATCGAGCCAGATGAAGGCGGGCGCCAGGTCGGCGCGGGCGACCATCTGCATGAATAGCCCGGATTCCATGCGCACGACGCTGATGCGCGGATCTTCGTTGAAGCGGCAGCAGGCGCCGGCGGCGAGCAGCGGCTCGATCTCGCAGCTCAACAGGTGCGAAAACTCCGGGCGCGCGGCGGCATAAGCGAGCGAATCGCCGCGCGCGGTGCCGGTTTCGATGAAGGTCTGCAGGTGGTGCTGACTGAGGAAGTCGTCGAGCTTGAAGCGAAGGAGCGATCCCATGTTTATTTCCCGTTGCGCAGGCGCTTGAGTGTCCGGTAGGGCACGCCGCTGGTTTCTGAAAACTGCTTGAGGCTTTGCGCTGCCGCGTCGAAGGTGACGACGCTGATCTGCCGCTTATGCTTCGGCAGCGACGGCATGTAATGACGTTCGCCGCCGAGGTCGGCGGCCAGCGAATAGACGACCGAGGTGCGCTGCGCCGGGTCGAGCGAGGTGCCGAGGGCGCGCTCCAGGCTGGTGATGATGTCCAGGTAGATCATGGTCTTCCTTTCAACGGTGGAGCGATCCGACGCGGCCAAGGCGGCGGATGGCGGGGCGGGCGGGTTCTTCGGTTTTTCCGGCGGCGATGGCGGCGCGCAGCGAAAGGTCGATGCCGGCCAGGCGCAGCGCCGCCAGCGCGTATTTCCAGCAGTCGAGGGCTTCGTCGCGGCTATAGGTTTGCACCCAGTCGGCGTAGGTGACTGTTCCACGAATCTTTGTGACTCGCTTCCACGATGTGAGCTGTGCGAAATACTCTTCATCAAACGCAATATCTATTGGAAAGTGGATGTACTCCGGGCCGGCCTCAAGTTTTTTAAGGCGAGAAAGAAGCCATTGCTTTCCTTGTTGATCGCCAACGCTAAAGACCTGAATATCAACTCGGCGCTTTTTTCTAAATTTTTGATCCCGCTTTTTCTTTTCTTCTATGAATGGGACACCAGGCCTTTGAACGCCTTTTATAGCCATGCAAAATAAGTTTTTTCTAACAAACTCATAAACCATGCTTGTGTTATATCCAGAGTCAATTGCTACGACCTCTGGATTCCAGTGCGATATTTCATCTTTAAGATCATTCCAAACTTCGCCGCTTGCCGTATCTCCAGGAACAATTATGTGATCCATCACCCAGCACTCTTCTCCATGACCCCAATCGCAAATAGTCATTTCTAAACGGTCTTTTTGAACGTCTACCCCAGCAGTACGGGCAAAAGCCTTTGATTTTTCCTCATACTCTTCGCGGCGGCAAATAAGACTACCGGCGTCGATTTTTTCTCCCTGCTCTTCCCAGCATTCGCCGAGGTGGGTGTTGATGAAGGTGCGCAGGGTGCCGGGCGACTTGACGGCGCTGTGCCATTCGCGCGCCAGGTCGGCCCAGCTCGGGCCGAGGCCGATCGGCGCGTACAAGGCGCTGATGTGATAGCCGCGCGTGCTGCGCTCGGGGTGGGTAGCGATCCAGCGGCCGGCGGCGAGGATGGCCGGCTTGTGGTGCTCGTAGATTTCGCCGTGGCAGTGGGCGCAGACGTAGAAGGCTTCGAGCCGTTCGCCATCGCCGCGCCACTTGATGCCGTGCGCGGCTTCCGGCCCGCCCCATTCGAGTGGCTGGTATTCGCTGCACGACGGGCAGGGGACGTAGTAGCGGCGCTGGTCGGATTCGGCATGGCCGCGTTCGATCAGACTTTCGCCCTTGACGGTGGGCGTGCTGATGAACAGCCGCTTGGCGCGGGCGAAGGCTTTGGTCCGGCCCTTGGCCAGCGCCACCGGGTCACCTTCGGCGCCGACTTCGCCGGGGAAGCGGTCGAGGTCGTCCATGATCAGGTAGCGCACCGAGCGCTGGGCGTAGCTGTTGGGCGAATTGCCGCCGGCCAGGAACAGCACGCCGCCGGGGAAGTCGATCATGTCCTTGGAGTTGGCCGCATCGCGCGAGCGCTGGCCGCCGAGCAGGTCGCGGATAACCGGGGTTTCCTGCAACAGCGGGTTGAGCTTCTGCGCCTTCCAGGCATCGCGGCTATCGAGCGTCGGCATCAGTACCATGACCGGCGCCGGGGCGTGGTCGAAGGTATAGCCGAGGAAATTGACGGTGGCCTCGGTGACGCCGACCTGCGAGGACTTCATGACCCAGATGTCGGTGACGCGCGAGCTGGCTGACAGGCAATCCATGATCTCGCGCAGGATCGGGTTGCGCGCCGTCCGCCAGCGCCCGCGCTCGCCAGCCTGCTTGCCGGACAGCACGCGGTGATCGTCCGCCCATTGCGACACGGTGAGCGTGCGGCGCGGGGCCAGCGCGGAAGCGATGACCGACAGGCAGTGCGGGAGGGCGCGGGGGAGGGAGCGCATTTACTCACACAACCCATAAATAGAAGTGCAAAGCGGTCCGTCGTCTTGCATCCGCAGGAAGTCATATTGCTTTCCGCCCCGCGAGGTCTTTGCCCACTCGACTACAGTTTCAATCGTTTGAGTAGCTGACCATGCGTTGTCGTCTGATGGCGCAGAAAAGAAGGTTGCAGCTTGGCGTTTCGATGCAAGTTTGACGGCGGTTTCCCATTCGCGGATTCTCTCAATCGCTTCCGGAAAACGCTTGCTTATATCCAGAAGTTCGTCTTTGCGGCAGTTGATGCACGGCATGCAGCCGACGCGCCCCATGCCCATTTCGTACAGCGGGTTATGCTTGATGCCGTGCTTACGGTGCATGGCGAAACATTCCTCTGCTGTCCAGTCAAGAATTGGGCGGTAGTTCCAAAGCTCTGATCCGTTTTTAAAAACTTGCTTGCACTCGTTTTCTGGAAGATCGCGTCGGCGCAACGACTCATCGCGGCGAACTCCTTGCCACGAAATCACATCATCGCCGGCGTCTAGCAGGGGCTTTTGAACCTGATTGATGATCGGGTTTCGCTTTAGCTCTTCAGAGCAAAACGCGGCCTTGCTGGAAGGAAACCGGCCCTTCCATATGCACAAGTCTAGGAATTGGTTTCCGGTCGGAACAAGCGCAGCAGCAGCGCGTTCAATTGCTGCGGAAGACACGCCTTTCTCTGCCCATTTCGTCAGGACGTATTCTTTCTTTCCGGCGATCTGGCGCGAGAAATCAGCCTTTACGGTTCGAATCGGAAACACCTTGTCGTTCAGATATTGAACATACTCATAGGTGATTTCGTGTTCGTTTCCGGTGTCGGCAAAGACGGCTTGCATGTTGTCCGGCTGGCGCTCGATAGCCAACAAAAGCAATGCAGTCGAATCCTTGCCACCGGACACGCTGATAATGTTGTGTTCGCTCACTGCTCCCCCCCTTGCAGTTGCGTAATCTGCCGCTCAATCGCCACCCCGATGTCGTGCAGCACATTGCGGCAGGCTTCGGTCAATGCGGCGTGGGTTTCGTTGAGGTCGGTCACGGCGCACAGCACCGGGGCGGTCTGGTCGGGGAAGACATCCATCGCGGCGCGCACACTGGCGCCGAGGAACTTCATGGCGGCGTCCACATCCTCGCGGGCGATCAGGTTGCCGGCCATTTGCGCGGCCTTCATTTCTTCCTGGTCGGCCTGGGCGGATTCCTTGCGCGTCTTGGCGTCGACCAGGCGCTCGGGGTCCGCGCTTTCAGAATCGCGTTTTGCGGCGTTTTCCGGCGTCGACCGTGGCAGTGCCTCACCCTGCCCTGCGTTAGCGCCACGGCGGCGCGCGGCGGCGTGCCGGCGGGCAACGTCGAAGCGTCCGGATTGTGTGGCTTCGATCAGGGCTAGCGATTCGCCGACCTTGACCCGGGCAGTGCGCCCTTCGCCGTCGAGCACCAGGCGCCCGGCCTTGGCCAGCGCGGTGATGTAGGACGGGGAGAGGCCGAGGTGGGCGGCGAAGGTGCTTTTGCTGAGGACGGTCGGCAGCGTGGTTTCCTCGGTCATTGTTTTGTTCTTTCAGGCAACGAAAGGAGGGAGGGCGCGCGCGATGCGAACGGCGTACACCGGGCGTACACCAGTACGAACACCCGTGAACCCGCATGAACAGGGCAAGCGAACAGGCGTACACCACATTCACGTACACGGGAGCAATTTGTGCGCGATATGGGGTGATGGTGAGAGAGTTCACGTTTTCGCGTGTACGTGCGCGTTATGGTGTACGCCTGTTCGCTTGCCCTATTGGCAAGGGTTTGCGGGCGTTCGTACTGGTGTACGCCCGGTGTTCGCTGTTCGCTCATGGGTGGTCGCCCATCGCGTCGCGGAAGGCGAAAAAACAGCCGCCCAGCCATTTGGCGTCGGTGTCGCCTTCTTTTTTGCGGTGATCTGAATCCGGCCCGAGCCTGGCGGCGGCGTTGAGGACATCGGCGCTGGGGATGATGAAGCGCCAGCGGACCTTGCTGCGGTCGTCGTGCAGGTTGTCCAGGCGATCCTTGAGGCCGCGCCACCAGCCGGGCAGCTTGGCGATCTCGGAGATGAACTGGTTCGATTCGCGCGGGTTGCGCACGCCGTTGTCGCGGCACCAGCGGGTGTAGGCGGTGTAGAGGTCGGACGATCCGCAGGGGCAGACGGGCAGGCGTTTGCCGTGGAAGTAGATGTCGCCGCCCAGCCATTCCGTGATGAAGCGCTGGGCGTTACCGCTGCTGACGGCGATCAGGTCGGCCTTGGCCTGGGTCATCGGCGGCTTGGTGTGTTCGTCGAAGTCGCCGAGGTCGAGGTTCTTGAGGTAGTGGTGCAGCGCGGCGCCGCCGCCGGCCTTCAGTTCGTCGCGCACCGCGTGGTAGCTCTCTTCTTCCAGTTTCATCGGCGTCCAGATGACAAAGTGGCGGCGGTCGTCCGGGTCGATCGGCAGCGGCTGGGTTTCGTTCGAGAGATAGACGATGTTGCAGTGGTTTTTTTCGTCGTGCGCTGCGACGGTCTTGGGGTTGATCCGTATCCATTCGCCGGTGACGAAGCTCTTGAGCTTGTTTTTGACGTGGTACAGCTCCTGGCGCGCCACCACTTCGTCGGCGATCATGAACAGCTTGCGCGAGGCCCAGTCGTTGAACTGGCTCTCGATGGCGGCCTGGTCGATGATCCGGCCATATTCGCCATAAATGGCCATGATGGTTTCGAAAAACAGGTTCTTTCCGGTGCCTTGCAGGCCGTGAAAAATCAGCGCGGTGCGCATCTTGGCGCCGGGGTGCTGGATCGGGTAGGCCAGCCAGCGCAGCACCCAGGTGTAGAGGTCTGGATTATTGCTTTCGTTGGACATGAGCAGGCGCAGCAGCAGCAGCAGTTGCGTGCAGTCGCCGGCCTTCGGCTCGGTCGGCCAGCCGCCCCACAGGTTGCACTTGATGGCTGGGTCGGTACCGGCCGGGTCGAAGCCGACTTCGGCGAGGCGCACGACCTGGCGGTCGTCGCGCAGCTTCCATTCGCGCCAGCCGTGGTCGGGGATGATGTCGAGCACGTCGGACTTCGGCACCAGCAAATGTTCCTGATGATCGAACAGCGTGCCCTTGCCGCCGTAGATCAGGGCGAAGCGTTCGCACGCCTCGCCCACCGATAGCAACGAGATGAGTTTTTCCTTGCCGGGCGCTTCCCCCTGCCCCCCAGCAGGCGCCGCCCGCGCGGGCGCGGACTGCCAGTTCAGTTCCCGGAGGCGGGCTTCGACCTGCTCGCGGACGACGTGCAGCCCTTCCTTGAGGTGCAGGTCGTTGAAGTCGGTGCCGTCCTTCTTTTCGCGGCGTTCTTCAGTGAAAAGCGGGGCGATGTACTGCGCGCCATGCGCGGCGGCGGCCAGGCGGGCGGCTTCGACGCCGGGGTTGCCATCGGTGGCGAAGTCGTCGTCGGCGCAAATCAGCAGGTTGCAGCGGTATTTCTTGGCAAGGTCGGCGACGACGGGCTTCAGCGATCCGGCATCAAAGGCGACAGCGACCGGCAGGCCGGTGGCTTCATGCAGCGAGGCGGCAGTAGCGTAGCCCTCGGCGACCAGCACCAGGCCGCGCGGGGTGCCGCCGATCAGGTGGTAGGCGCCGACCTTGTCCATGCCGGACGGCCAGTATTGCTTCTCCAGCTTGCTGCCGCGATCCTTGCCGCGAATGAGCTGCAGGCCGACGAGGCGGCCGTCGCGCAGCATGGGGATGGCCATGGTGTCGTCGCCGTCGGGCGAGTAGCGCACGCCATAGCCGCCGACGCCCTTGCGCTTGAGGTAGGAGGATTCGACGGTCGGCGCGGTGACGAAGCGGCGCCATTCGGCGTCGGCCTGGTCGGCGGCCTTCTTGGCCTCGGCGGCGCGCAGAGCCTTGGCGCGCTTGGCTTGTTCCGCCTGGCGCTGCTTGATGGCGGCGGATTCTTCGGCGGTGAGCGCCGGGCGGCCGGTGCGGTCGAGCTTGAGCGCGATCTTGCCATCATCGTTGCCGTGCCAGATGCCGAAGGCGCCGATGATGCAGCGCTCAAGCTGGCCGGCGTGGTCGGGCAGGTCGATGGTCGACAGCCAATACCAGCCGCGCTGTTCGCGGGCGTCGTCCTCGGTGTTGCAGCGCACCGGGGCATGCGAATCGACCACCAGCCCGCCGATGTAATACCCGCCCCGCTCGCCCTTGACCGTGCCCGGCAGCAGGCCGTGGCCGGTCATCTGGTCGAGGACGTGATCGTAGTTGACGGCGCTCATCGGGCGGTTTTCAGTGCGTTGGCCAGGGCGATGGAAAACTCGCGGTCCCAGACGCGCGCCACGATGTCGCCGGCCTTAGCCTGGAAATCGAAGATCGCCTTGTAACGCGCGGCCTGGACCGGGAAGACGATCAGCGGAATCAACTGCCCGGGCACTGCCTTGTATATGCCGCGCGGGAATTGGCGGCCGCTCGGGTCGGTCGGGTCGCCATAAAATAGTTCGACGTTGCGGCTCACCTGGACGCGGCGCGACTGCACCTTGGTCAGCTTGCGTTCCTTGCGCGCCACGGCGACCAGCTTGGCGATAATGCCTTTCGGAATGTTTCCGAACTCGTTGAGGTTGATCGCCGCCGGCAATTTAAGGCCGGCCGGGCCGGGATTGCGCAATCCGCCTTCGACCTGATAGGTCATGTACTTGGCCTGGGCGCGGCGGAAGCCGACCTTGACCTCCAGCCGATCCTTGCGCGCGCCCGGCCCGAGGATGGCCACGCCGCGCTTGGTGAACGGCACCGGGCGATCAATGGCGCGCTCGATCTTCGCTGGCATCGCGTCGACCACCTTCTTCGCCGTTGCGTTCAACGCCACGCTGGCCGCAAAAGCGACCTGTTTCTCGACGCCGGCAAGATGCGCCTTGACGGCCTCCATGCCGCGCACATCAACTGAAAGTTTCATTTTGTATTCTCTCCCGCCCGCCAAGGCCGGCTGCCGACCTCGACCCCGTTTTCCGTTGCCCAGAATGTGTTGTTCCCTGCGATGCCTCGGCGAATCTGCCGGTCGACCTCCTCGCGCCCAAACGCCTCCCGCATGCGATCAACGAACGCAGCCACCAGCGGCATCTCATCCCGCAACGATTTCACTATGCGAAAACCCCACACCCTAAGAATTCATCGCGCTGCGAATGACCCGCATTAGATAAGGCTGGGAAGGACCCGCAAACCCGGAAAGGCTTTTCGGTTCTTTTGATTCCGTGCTTCTCTTGTGGGGCGGCGGGGATTGTCATCAGGCGTCCCGCAATGTCTGGCATGAATCCGCTTTACCGCAGGCGACCAAGAAGCGACGATGGTGGCCGTACAGATACAACTCGGCCGCGATGCGCCAGACCTCGGAAGCCCGCCTGTCTTCGAAAGCCGCCACGTCGTTCATGGCGTTCTTCAGTTCTTCGCTGACGCGTATCGTCACGTCGCAGATTTTCTTTTCTATGATCCAGCCTCAGACGAAAAAACCCCGGCGCAGGTTCGTGGCCTGGCCGGGGCAGAAAGACCCGGCGGCGGACGCCGTGAGGGGAGACACGGTGCAGGCCGTCATGTCAGGAGGCCTTCTGTTCGGTGGTTTGCTGGGCAATCAGCTCGGCGATCTGGTAGGCGCGAAGCTCCGGCACCTTGTCGCCCCATTGGTACACCGCCTGAACTGAAATGTTCAATGCGGTGGCCAGGTTGGCGACGTTTCCGAATTGGTTGATTGCTTCGCTCGTTTGCATAGTGCACACATTAAACCATACTTTACTCAAAGTGTTCAACATGTTTTTAAAGTGCAGTTGTACGCTTTGCTAATGGCCACACTTGAAGAGCGCGTTCGCCACGCAATCAATGCGTCAGGAAAAGACGTGCGAGAGATTGCGCGCGCCTGCGGGGTTTCCGTGCAGGCTGTTTATGCGTGGCGGCGAGGCGAAGTTAAAAACCTGCAAAATGACAACCTGTTCAATCTTGCCGAGGCCACAGGGTTTGAGGCGCGCTGGCTAGGCACTGGAAAAGGCCAGGAAAGAAACATCGCAGCGATGAACCATCGAATCAACGAGCTGGTTAACAACTACGCCAAGTGCGACGAGCGCGGCCGGACAACCATCCTGACCGTCGCCGAGCGCGAGGCGCAATACAACACGGAGGCCTGATGGACATCGGCAACTTCTTTCTCCTGGCCATCGGCGCGCTGATCTATTTCATCCCGGCGCTCAATGCCGCCTCGCGCAAGCACAACAGCGCCGCTGCCATCACCGCCGCCAATCTCTTCTTTGGCTGGACCGTGCTCGGCTGGCTACTCTGCCTGGTCTGGTCTTACAGCGGAAACCGCCAGATCGTCGAGGCCGGCGCGCCATCGCCCGAGACGCACGTCCGTTGCCCTGAATGCCGCGAGCTGGTGATCCGCGACGCCAGGAAATGCAAGCACTGCGGCTGCGCCCTGATCCCGCAGTAAATCCTGCCCGAAACAACCGATCCGCCTGCGGGCGGATTTTTTTTCGCCTATGATTAAACTATGGTTGCCTTTCTGGTTAAAGCGTGGTTTAATTCTTTCAACGCATCAACAAACCGGGAGCCAACATGAAGCACATCGCCCTGCTTGCCCAGATCGCCGCGCTGACCATTGCCGGCGGCAGCAACCGCGCCGACGCCCTGGCCGCCGCTGCCATCTTCGCCGTGCTGTGCGTCGTGGTCGTGTTCATCAAGGACCGCGCCCCGGCCCGCCGCACATCGCTGCGCTGAGATGACCGACCACACCCGCCAACTGCAGCAAGCCTACCGTGCCAGCGGCCTGTCGCTGCTCGGCATCGGCTTCGCCCAGGCGTGCAGTAACCGCCTGCTGCGCATGGGCCTCGAAGGCTGGGTGCGCGCCAATAACAAACAGGGCAAACCGGCGCCCGTACAGCCGGCATTGATTTAGGGGAGCAAACCATGAAGCTCAATCTCGACACTATCTGGAACGATACCTACCGCGAAACGCGCATCGTGGATGACATCCAGGCAAACATGAATGTCTTCAGCGCGATTCATTCGACCGCCGGCCCGATCTTGCGCTTGGAGATCAACACCTACAGCGAAGACGACACCATCAGCCTCAAATGCAATGTCAACCTGACGCCGGATCAGGCCGAAGCAATGGCCGCCGAGCTGCTGATCGCGGCCAGCAAAAAGCGTGAATACGACACCGCCTGGGCGGCGCACAAAGCAACGCAACAGCTCGCGGAGGCCGCATGAAAGACAACGAGGTGTTTATAGCTGCCAGCGCTCTAAGAAAAGAAGGGGATGGCTCTTCTGCAGAGGATCTTCTTTCTGCTTATTGGCGGATTACGCAAATATTGTGCGACACGGAATTTTATATTGCCATTCAACCTGCAGAAGATCGCACTTGCAAGCTCTGTGGGCATTCACCAGTCGTATGGAATGACTATCGAATTGATTGCGATAACAAGGAATGTCTTGATACCAGAGACGCGCTTTGCATATCACACCACATTGACCACATTTACCCGAAAAACGGCAGCAAAACCGTTGCGTACATGGCTGCAAAGGCGGCCATAAGCGAAGCAACGGCCGCAATTCCAGACGCACTCAGATATTCGAAATTCTCGCTTAAGACAATCCCAAAACCAATCCGTTTTCAAGTAGCAAAAGAGGTTGCAAAACTCGCAAGGTTAATGGCGACGGCAGCAGAAACATCTGGCGCAACAAGAGAATTAAGAATAGCAATTAAGGAGGCAAATCATGTCGCTTAATGAAGTAATTAGAACCGCCGGCGATGTAAGGCGCACGCTTGCACAAACAATGGTCGAAGTAAGAACAGGTCAGCTATCAGTCGACAAGGGAATGTGCATTGCAGCTTTGTCGAAAGAGATATCAGGATCTCTTCAGGTAGAAGTAAACATAGCCAAGGTGAAAGTTCAATTATTGGCTTCTGGTGCAGACATTGGCCGACTTACACATATTGGAAAGATGATTATCGAGGACGCTGGAACCATCCAGACAATTTCGGGCGGCGCACAGCTATGAAATCCGCCCTCAAATCCGCGTGGACCGCAACGCGCCGTGCATTCGCCTGGTACGCCATGCGCTCGCTCGAAATCAACCTGGCCGGCATGATCGACACGCTGCCGCTGGTGCGCGACGAAGACACGCGCGCCGCCATGCGCCTGGCCATCGCCATGACCTGCAAGGAATTGTGCCGTGCCCGCGCCAACTATAACGCGCTGTTGCCGGCGGGGCAGCGCCGCACCTGGACGCTCGCCTGATGCCGCGCAATCCGACCCTGAGACCGCACCGCGCGCCGAGCGAAACCATCGCCCTCGATGCGCCGGTTAATCGCCACTGCAACAACTGCCGGCACAGCATTCCGATTGCGCAAGGCTTGGGCGCGCGCATCACCTACCTGCTGTTCGGCGAAACCCATCCGAATTTTGACAACTGCTGCCGCTGGCAGACCAGGGACTGAATCATGACTTTCTCAAAAGCGCTTCACGGGCTATGTTTTCCGCACGCCAACGCCTTGAAACCGAACGTTGTAAGCACGACCCCAGCCGGCGGTGGGGATATAACTCCGACACCCGCCGTACCGGCAAACTCCCGAGCAGCACGCAGCACCGCTGGGGACGCGGGCGTTGTCGAGCAGCGGGCGGCGGATGATTCGTCGCTGTCCGCTGGCTCCGACGAGACGACCGACAGCCGATTCGCATGGGAGATTCGCCTCGACGACGACAGCGACCCGCATGCCTTCCCGCGTTCGCGCCGCCTGATTTGCAGCGCCAGCACCGACGGCCAAGTGACCGTGCATCGCAAGGGCGAAGCCGGCCTCGCGCTGACCGCCGAGGAAGCCTGCACCTTGTACGAATTCCTGTCCGATGCCGCGCGCATCTGGGCCAAGGCCATCGCATGAACACCGCCGACGACATCCGCGCCCTGGAGGCGCAAGTCCGCTGCCTGGAGAACCAGTGCACCGCCCTGCGCGCCGGCCTCCGCGACGCCTACGCGCAAGCCGCGCTCGGCGGCCTCATTGCCTACGGTTACAGCCCCCGCGAAGCCGTGGTAGACGAAGCCTTCCGCACCGCCGATCTGGCGCTGAAAGCGAGGACCGCATGACGATCATTGTCCATGACTGCCCCTTCTGCAATGCCGGCAACGTCGAGATCGACGAGTGCGCTCCCGATGAATTCGCCGTCGAGTGCATGGAATGCCGCTGCATCGGCCCGATTACCGGCGACGTGATGAGCGCCGTCGCCGCCTGGAATGCCGCCCCACGCTTTACTGCCCATCACGAACCATGAAAAACAAACCATTCCACCTCGACCCATCCATCGCCCGCTGCCTGGCCCATGACGAAGACGGCCGCCCCAATGGCTGTGCCCGTTCCGACGCCTGCGCCCGCCATGTTGCCCTGCGCCACCCGCACGGCGAAACCGGCCATGTTCACTACACCAACCGCGCCTGCCGCGTCGGCGGGTTTGACAAGTTCATAGGCTTTGCCGACAGCGAAGGCGGCGACGAATGACCCGCGCGCGCCACCTTTGGAGCGCCGAAGACGACGCCACGCTGGCGCGGCTCTACCCGACCCATAGCGCCGCCGAGATCGCCGCCATCATCGGCGCCAGCGTCAAGGCCGTCTGGTCGCGCGCCGCCGGCCTGGGCATCAAGAAGCCCGCCGCCTGGATCGCCGAAAACGCCCGCCGCAACAGCCTGAAGGAAGGCCACGGCGGGCGCGCTTTCCAGTTCCGCAAGGGGCAGACGCCGTGGAATGCCGGCCGCGAATTCGATTCCGGCGGGCGCAGCCACGACACCCGCTTTAAGCCCGGCCATCGCGGTGGCAACGCGCTCGACCTGTGGCAGCCGGTCGGCACGACGCGGATCAACAAGGACGGCTATACGGAGCGCAAGATCAATGACGACTTCCCCATGCACCGCCGCTGGCGCGCAGAGCATCTGGTGATCTGGGAAGCCGCCAACGGCTCGCTGCCCAAAGGCCACGCCGTCGCCTTCAAGGACGGCGACAAAACCCACCTGGCGCTCGACAACCTGGAACTCATCACCCGCGCCGACCTGCTGCGCCGCAACAGTTCGCAACGCTGGGGCAAGGAAGTCTTCAGCCTGATCCAGCTCAAGGGCGCCATCACGCGCCAGCTCAATAAACCACCGGAGGCCGCATGAACCACAACACCGACGAACTGTACGCCACCCTGTTCGACACCCTGCAGGCCGCCAAGGCCGGCACCATGAAAGCCGAGCAGGTCAAGCTGATCGGCGACACCGCCCAGGTCATCATCAACCTGGCCAAGGTCGAGGTCGACCACGCCAAGGTCGTCGGCGGCAAAGGCAGCGCCTTCATCAACGGCGCCACGCCCGCCCGCCAGCTCGCCGGCCAGACCATCCGCGAAGAAACCGGCAACGGCACCAAGACCATCACCGCCCTGCCCGGCGGCGCGACCATCACGCAGCACAAGATGCGGGGGTAACGTGAGCCGCATCACCAGCCGCCAGGCGCAAGCGTGGCTCGCACCCATGCGCAAGACGTTCCGCGAGATGCACCAGACCGGCGCCGTCGATTCCGTGCAAGGCTATGCCGTAACCCGCCTGCACAGCAGCGATGATTACGCCCGCGTCGACTACGCCTGCGCCGGATTCCGCGCCCTAATGGCAAGATTATGGCCAGACCTCGATTGCGCCCCGCTGGCGAAGATAGAGAAGCGCCTGGCCGCCGGCGTGCTGATCGAATCCGCCGATCTGGCCGCCGTGTTTTCCCTGCTCAATGACGTGGAGAAAAAGCTGATGAAAAAGACCGTCCGCGAGGTGAAAGATGCCGTGCTTGCCGAGCAGATCATCATCGAGCTTGAATCACTTGGACTTAAGGAGGCGGCATGAGTACGGAACAACTGAACGAGATTGACGAACTCAAGGATGCGCTTATTGGACGCGACATTGATGTTGGTCGGCTGACAAAACAGCGTGATGACTGTGGCCAGCAACTCGCCGCAGCACTCGCGGCTTGCAAGGTGAAGCACGCTGCACTTGAAATACTCTGGATTGGAACGAATCCTGTTGAATGGGATGGTGTGGCAATCAAAAGTTTTGAAGATGCTTTAGACATCCAGCCAGACGACATGAAGGACGTAATACTGTGTGATGCAAAGCCTGCCGGATTCAGAGCATTCAATGAAGCTCAATCATGCTGGGAATACGGAAGAGAACCAGAAGACACTCAAGGAACATACACACTTGAGCTAGAGCCACTATACCGCGCATGGGAGCCGAAATGACCACACGCGAACAGATTGATGCTGCTACGTAATGCGCTATCGGAGAGTAGTTGCACATTAAATCAGTTTGATCCATACGATGATTTTGATTCTTTATGGCAACTAAAAGCGGACATTGATATTGATGCAGTCATTGTCATGTCTAGAAAAGCACTCGCCGCCACGGAACCAGAAAGGAACTAATAATGACAACTGAAACAGAATATATCGACCTACCTACGTTGCAGGATGTAGCCAAGGCTCACGCCGAAGGTTGGGAAATTGAGTTTTATCATCGTGGCGAATACTGCTGCTGGGACGGTATGCATTGGAACAAAGCGTATATGTTCCGTGGTCGCCCTCGCCAGCCGGTGATGAAAGAGGTCAAGATGGAATGCTTCTTGATTGACCGAGAGCTGCGGTGGCGCGACGAAGGACTGTCTATTCTTGGCGATTGGATTCGCCAGCCCCGTCTTGACTTGATTGCGAAGGTGCCGGAATGAACCTAACCCGCCAGCAGCTCTGTGCCGCGCTCGGCATCTCAGAATCCACCGTTCGACGCCTGGAGCAAATCGGGCTACCATTCACGCCTGTCGGCCGGCGCGCCAAGCGCTACGAATTGGCCGAAGTCAAGCAATGGTTACGGGAGAACCAATGTCGATCTGGACAGACCACGCCGGCCGCCTCCACGTCGGCATCATGGTCGGCGGGCGCCGCATTCACCGAAGCCTGCCGCAAGGTGCATCTAAGGGCGATGCCAAGCTGATCGAGGCCGAGTTACGCAAGGCCATCGGCCACAAGCAGCCGAACATCCCAGGCGATCCGCCGCTCTCCGCCATCATGGCGCTCTACATCGCCCACGCCGAAACCCTGCGCAGCCCGAAAACAGCCATTCAGCACGCGCTGCGCGCCGGCCCATGGTGCGAAGGCAAGAAGGCCAGCGAAGCCGAACAAGTCGCCGCCAAGCTGATCGCCGACCTCCGCCCGCACTACAAGCCCGCCACCATCAACCGCAGCCTCGGCGCGCTCAAGGCCGGGCTGACCATCGCCTACAAGCAACGCCTGATTCCGGAGGACTACGGCCGCCGCTTCTCCAGGCTCCCGGAAAACAACCAGCGCCACACCTATCTTAGCCTGGAGCAAGTCAAGCGCCTTGCAGACGCCGCCAGCGCAAACGTCCGCGCCGCCATCTGGATCGCCCTGCTCACCGGCTGCCGGCGCGGCGAAATCCTCAAACTGACGCGCGAAGACATCGGCCCCGACCACCTGCGCATCCGCGCCGGCAACACCAAGACCCTCCGCCAGCGCACCGTGCCCATCGTCGCCGCGCTGCGCCCGTGGCTCGCAGCCATCCCGCTGCAGATCAGCTTTGAAGGATTGAAGACAGGATTTGACCGTGCGAGGAAGAAAGCCGGCATCGGCGCCAACTTCCACGACCTGCGCCACTCCTGCGCCAGCCTACTGATAAACCTCGGCACGCCGCTGGAAGTCGTGCGCGACATTCTAGGCCATACCACCGTCAAGACGACCGAGCGCTACGCCCACCTGCACGTCGACCGGCAGAAGGAAGCGCTCGACAAGCTGTCGGCGATGATTTAACTATATTTCGAGCAGAGGATTGAAATGAAAGACGGTTTTTATTGGCTAAGGCAGGAAGGATATGCTTGGGAAGTCGTCGAAGTTCACGACAATGGGACGCAAATGTACCGACTCGGAAGCGATATTGTCGCAAGGTTTGAAAACGGCCAGTGGCTTGAATGCGGAGAAGATATGTTCATTGCTGAAATAATCGGCCCGATTAAACCGCCATCTCATGAACCTAAAACGCGATGGGTTCCTGGGGTTATTCTTGGAACAGTCAAGATGCAGCACAATATCGACGGCGAATGGAAAGACGTTCCGCCGTTTTGGATAAAGTGATGGTGCGCGGTACTGGGATCGAACCAGTGGCTTCCACCGTGTGAAGGTGGCACTCTACCGCTGAGTTAACCGCGCAATGCACCAGAAATTACACCGGGCGCCCGGAAAGCCGCACGGTTAAGCCAAAACGCGCTGCCGTGTGAAGGCGATTGACGCCTTGTGAACGCTGGCGAAAGCCGCATGGTTGCGTGCAGTGGCGCTCACGAATCGGCGGTGAATTGCACCAGATTACACCAGAATTACACCAGGTTTATGCCGCGCCCTTGATGGCGCCGAAGGTAATCAGGTCCGTGCGGATTTGATGCAGCAATGTCCACAAAGCCCGCACGTCGTCGGCCAGCTCCTCGCACTTGTCGCGTAATGCCTGAACTTCAGATTGCGAGTAGGTGGCACCAATTGCAAGCCCGCCAATTTCGTTGTCTGCATTGCCAAGCGTGACAACTGCCTGGTTGGCATGCGCCTGCTCGGCGAATGAAATCCCTGTTGACCAGCTTGTGCCGTTATGGCGGATCATCACATCCTCGTCATCGACGCTGGCGACCCACCCTTCGCGCGGCACGCCGAATGCCCACGCAGCACCATCCCATAGCGCCACCTGGTTCTCTTTTCCAACCCATGCGCCGGTTCCGGTTGCCGCCACGATGTAGCTGTCGCCAGCGGCGGGCGAGCCTGGCGGGGTGGCGAGGTCACGATCCTTGACGCTCAGGTGATAAGCGAATCTGCCTATCGCCTTCAGATTTGAATCCATTTCTGTATTCCATCCGCTTTCGCCAACGGACCACCCATATTTCAATCCGCTGCGCGGTTCTGTGCTTGCTGCCATGATTTATCCTTTATCCGTAATACATGCCATAGTTAAGCCCATAGCCGGTGCGGCGAACTTCGTGATTGTGTTTCTGATAACTTGCAAGACCACCGCGAACGGATTCAAGCTCGAAACGAATGCGCGGGGTGATAGAGGAATAACGTGGCAATGTTTCGGCGAACTCAACCGCTGGAGGCGTGAAGTTTGCGGTATAGCGTGCGACGCCACCAGTAATTCGAAGGTCGTCGATGTAGCCATAGAAAGGATCGGTATTTGGTTCAATGCTGACCCCAATCGTCAGCGGGGAAGATGAGCCAGGAAACACCAGGGACTCCGGCCCGGATGAAGAACCAACCCCACCGACATACAGGGTGGTTACTCCGCTGGCACGGCAGACCGCAACGTGGGTAAATACGCCTGTCGAAACGGTTGTGGTCGAACTTTTGTTAATCAGGACGCTTCCGCCAACAGCCGCATAAAATTGCAACACGCCGCCAGTCGTTACACGGAACCCCCAATAATTATCTGCGTCTCCGGTGCTGCGCTGAGAAACGATGGCGCGCTGAACCGAGAAGTCTATTGGATAAATCCACGCCTCAACCGTAAAATCATATTCCCCGAACCCCCCACCCAGCCGCCAGGCGGCATGGTCTGCAAGGCGCAAACAGTCGCTATTGCCGTCGAAGTAAGCCGATGCCGTACCGTATTTTTTTGTGCCGGTTTTAGTGACGGTATTGTTTACAACTGTGACGGTTTTGCCGGTGTAATCGGTGAACGTCGTCCCGTTATCCGAACCATTCATATGCATCAGCAACGTGACGCTGGCAATGTATTCGTCGCCCGTCACCGCTTCGCTAAAGCTGGTCGTCGTCCCGGTTAGCCCGCTGACGGTAGAAACTAGAGAATCAACTTCGTCATAGACGCGCAGCGTGTAGGTCGTCGAGGCTTCCGGGCCGATGCTGGCTTCGTCCTGTTCGACGATATACGCGGTTTGCGTCAGGCGGTCACGATGCGCCCAGGAAACCGGAACCGGGTTAAGTTGCCCGCCAATGAAGTCCGGATAGACCAGGCTGTTAATCAGCATCTTTCCTGGCGCGTAGGGTCGATATTGCCGCTGGTCGAAGGTCAGGCTATCGGCAGGCGCGTCAGCCAGCGCCAGCTCGCCCCGACCCGTAACGGGCAACAATTTGACATCGACGGTTTCGGCGTCGGCATATTCTGTTTGCTCGAATCCCTGATAGCCATCGGCAAACCAGATTCGGGCGCTGGCCGAATGCTCATCTGGCACGGTATCGAGCACCCCGCGCGAGATCGTCGCCGTACCTGCAATCCAGTTGATTGCCGAGACCAGAACGCATTCGTTTTCGATGACGGCATAGCCACCAGCAACGACCAGATCGAGATCGACGCCATTCGCCAACGTGATCGCGGTCGTCGTCTTGGTCAGCGCCTCGACAACGGTTGCCGACGGGCAAAAGTCGCCATTGCCGCGCGCGACATAATCCGCCGCGCCGACCTTGGTGCAAATCGTGTAGTTGACGGCATCGCCGCTCGGGCGCACGGCAACGGTTTCAAGGTAGCCGGACAGCGGATCGACATAAGCCATATCTGCCGCCGACAGATTCCGCACCAGGTCCCAATAGGGTGTTTCGATCATTGCCCGATAGGGCGCCGGCGCCGTTTCATTCGACGGATCAACCCATTCGCCAGGTTGTTCGACCAGATAGGTGTTGTCTGGCAGCCCGTAGATATCCTCAACCGCATCAATGATGATCTGGCCGTCCTGCAGGGTGCCGCGATTGACCGCCAGCACCCGATAGACCACGTCGGCAATAGCGAACTCCGGCCAGGTCAGGCGGAAAACATCGCCGGGGAATACGGCCCAGGCGGCGCGGGTGGCGGTCAGCCGGATGCGGGCCAGCGGCGTCGAGGCGGCGTTCAGGTCGCGCAAGGCCACGCGCTGCGCCAGCGATGCCCAGCGGATGCCGGGATAGGCCCGCGTCTGCGCCACGACGCCACTCTGCGCCATGATGTTCGCGGTATCCTGGACGGTGACCGGCACATCCTTCCCGGTGGCGCAGTCCGTATAAACCGCCGTGATCTCGTTGACGGTTTCGCCCCACGCCTGGCGCTGATAGTCTTCGGCGCTGACCAGGTTGGTCGGCCCGTATTGCGGCAAGGTGCCGCGATCGTAATCGTCGCGGATCAGTTTCAGGGCGAAAGCGCCGGTGTCCGGCTTGACATAGAGCATGCCGCCGATGTGATCGAGCACGACCTGGATAAACGCTTCGATGGTTTCCTGGCGGTTCCACAGCAGCGACAGGCCAAAACCTTCATCAAACAGCGCATTGGCGGCGGCAGTGAATGAAGCGTTGTCGATAGCGCTGGTCGGATAGCCCATGCCCCACGCGGTATCGCTCAGGCATTGATAGACGATATGGGCCGGATTCATGCCGGCGCAAATGGTCGTCGACCAGGTGAAAACGATGCTGCCGAATTCCGTCAGGCTCGGCGTCACATCGTCGTCGCGCAAGAACTTCCACCCGGAGACCGGCCCGAGCGCACCGATAACGCCCTGGTAAAATAGCGATTGATCGGATGAGGCGCGGATGGAAACCGTCATGTACGCGCCGACAATATCCAGCGTTAGCTGATACCAGAACCCATCCGGAAGCTCTACAGTGCCAATGGCTACGCCGTTGATCGTCGGGCGTTGCGCCGCATCAATCCCCTGATCACGGCGCGGGTCGAAGGTGAAGATGGCCGCGCCGGTTCCATCGAGCAGCGAAAATACCATCGCATCGCCACTGGCGCCAACGATAACGCGAAACTCCACCACCAGGCGCGTGAAATTTATGGGCGTGGCCAGCGTCCGGATGGCGGCGCTATCCGGATCATTCGAATTGGTGGTGTCGTAAATAATAGCCGTATCGGCCAGGATCGCACCAACCGACCCGGTCACAGTGTAGTCGGCCAGGCTGTCGCAGTTATCAACCAGCGTTTCACTGGTGCCGGCGCCTGGTTCAATGACTGCCTTTTCCGGAAGCCATGCGGTGCCGCCCGTCCAGCCCTGCAAAATGCGCTTGACGCGAAAGGCCCATGGCTTGACGTAAGGGTTGTTGCTGGCGATCAACCCGCCATTGAATGCCGCCGAAAGAATCCCGCGAAAGGCAGGTATTCCGGCGCCGAGCAATCCGGCAAGATAGCCATTCGCTGCCTGCGTCGATTCGCCCATCATCACGTCGAGAACGCCCTCGACACCGCCCTCGCGCTTATCGCCGCCGAATAGTTCCGGCGCACTAACCCCGATGGCGCCGCTGGCGGTCTGCGCGCCAACCCAGGCGGCGCGCTCGCCGACCGTGATCTGATGCAAGGCGTCGACCGGGCCGTGGCAAATGCCGAAGTGCAGGCCCATGTAGTAGCGATAGCCGACCGTGACGCTTTTACTGCTGCCCATAAGACTCCCTTTCGGCGTGGGCGATGACGCGCTCCGCCATGGCGTTGCCGGTCTTTCTCAATGCGTCGGCAGTGATGCCGTGCTTCAGGAAGCCGGCCCAATCTATCCCGAGGCGCTCGCACCACTGGCGCAGGCCGCGATTGCAATAGCCAAGCTCGCGGCAGTGGCGATGCGTGATGACGGTCATTTCTTGCCGCCCGAACTCTTGATCGGCGTCGTTCTTAAATCGCCATACCACAGCACGTTCGCGCCGGTGATCAGCACCGTGCCGAAAACGACCGGGATCGGCCTGCCCTGTTCGGCAACCGGAATATCGAAGTCTTCCAGCGCCGCCGATTTTGGCTGCGGAGGTTTCGGCGCCAGCGCGGCGCTGACGAAGTAGGAAACGACCAGAAGGATCAGTTGAACCCAAAACATGGATCGGCCTCAATAGATCGGCGTTCCGGAGAACGGATTTTTTTCGGGGAAGTACGGCATGCCGCCGTAGTTCAGTTGATTGGCGAATTTCGTCGTGCAGGTGGTTAGCGTGTGGTCGCAGCCGGGATAAAGCTGGATGCCTTCGGTAGCGACCAGGCCGGGTATCTGAAAGCTGATGACCACCGTCCCGCCGACCTGCGAACGGATCGCCCGGCGGTCGAAGACGCCCGTCGTGCGCTCCCATTCCAGATAGCCGCCGGCAAAGTAGCCATCGGCGAACGCGCCCATGTCGGCAATGACCAGTAAATTGCCGGTCACGGTGGTGACGGTCTTGTTCGCCACGAAGCTGGCGCAGTTCAATGTGCAGCCGACGCCATAGACGACGTGCGGACAGGATTTTTGATAGGCGCGGCGCAGGCCGGCGCGCTTGAGCGAGGTATAGACCGACTCGCAATGAATGGCGGCACTTGACGGATTCCACGTCACGTTCAGCACGCGGCCGATCCATAGCGTCACCGCTTCACCGTCGCCGGCATGCAGGCGACGCACGGTAACGGCGACGATCTCTTCCGGCGGCATGGTCGAGAACAGCGCCAGCACCCCGAGCGAACGGTCGCAGGCAATCTCAAGGGCCAGGCGGGCGGTTTCGCTGGTCGCCTCGACGGCATTACGCGAGATCGGCGCGGCGGTGTAAATGTTGCCGCCGTAGGACACGTCGCCGTCGGCGCTGGTGTAGCGGTAGTGGGCGGCGCCGATGCTGAAGTCGTACAACTCGACCGGGCGCCCGGCTTGCGCCGAGGCTTCGATGGTGGCGTAGGTCATGGCACCGGCACCTCGATGCACGGCACGGCGACGGCCAGCCCTTCGCCGGGGCGGTGCAGCAGCTCGATGCGGTCGGCGTTGAAGCGGGCGCAACGCAGGTAGCTGATGCGGCCGAACTGCGCTACCGTGACAGCGACGCCGAGCGCGCTGGCCAGGGTCAGGTCGAAGGTCGGGCGACCGCCGACCGCCGGCCCGGCGGCGACGCCCGTCACCTGCCGGTAAAGCAGGTTGGACGGCACGCTCAGTTCAAGATCGAAGGCGCTGCGCCCGAGCGAGGCGGCGCCGGCCGGCGCGAAGACGCGCAGGGTGGTGGCGACGGCGCTGATGTCGGCGGCGGCGACCAGATCGCGCTGCCAGGTCGATTGCCAGAAGGCCAGCCAGCGCCCGTAGCGGCTGGCGATCCAGGCGCGCAGGGCGGCGATCTCGGCGGCTGCCAGGACGTGCCAGCGCATCATGAAGGCATCGTCCGGCAGATCGCGCGCGGCGGACGTGGACACCAGGCCGGTTTCGTTGTCGAAGTGCTCGACCGGCAAGGCGAAATCCTCGGCCAGCGCGCCACTGCCGACCAGCGGCACCATCGGCAGCACATCATGGCCGCGATATTGCGTGTAGGTGGTGGCGGCATGCACATCGACCGCCGGCGCTTCGAAGCTGATCGTGCCACGCTGCAGCGGGCCGGCCGGGCGCGAGATCGACAGTTCGACGCCGGCATGCGCCTGGTCAACGCGGTAGATCGTGGCGTTGCGCGCGGTGGCGACGGATTCCAGCACCAGCGCGCCCAGCGATACGCTCTCGATGACGCAGACTTCAAAATCGCGGATGCCGTTCCACAGCACCACGGACGCCCCGGCGACCAGGCCGAGGCCGGTGGTGTCCATCGTGATCGACACCGACGACCCGGCCGACACCGGGCCGGCATGGATCGCCTTGATCCAGTCCGGCACCTGGCACGCCGTACCGGCGCGCAGGATGGCGCGGGCGGCGCTCTGACCATCGGCATCGAACAGGTGGGCAAAATTCCACGTCCGGCGCGGCCGTTCGCGCAGACGGAAGCGCTGCTCGGACGCGCGGGCGCGCAGCACGTCGGTACGCCATTCCAGAACCTCGACGATCTCGCCGACCGGCATGAACGGCCACAGGCTCATGCCAGCGCCTGCTTGAAGGCCGAGGCGTTGCGCTGCACGGCGTTCATGATGACGCGCTCGCCGGCGGCGCTGCCCAGGTAATCGCCGATCACCGACTGGTCGAAGGCGTTGACGATGCGGATGTTCTGCGGCTGCGTCGCGCCGCCGCCCGACATAGAGACCGGGATGCGCCGGCCATCGGGCAGCGGGACGTAGGCTTCCGGCGTGGCGCCTTCGCCGAACAGGGCGAGCTGCGGCGAACTGGCGACGCCGCCGGAGGCGTACTTGCGCAGCGGCAGGGGGCCGCCGGCGGTCATGATGCCGCCATCGGCGAAGTTGAACAGGCTGGCCCAGTCGAACGAACCGGCGCTCTTAAACAGACCGCCGATGAGGCCGTCATCGCCCGACTTGCCGCCGGTCGCGTAATCGCCGAGCAGTTTTTTCATGAGGTTGGCGGCCAGCGCTTCGGCGGCCATGCGCTGCACCGTCTGCGCGAACTTGTAGCCCATCTGGTCGATGCCTTCGGCGAACGGATCGAAGAGGAAGTCGGCGAAGGCGGATTGCATGTTCTTCGCCGCCGACTTCGTGAATTCGTCGAGTTCGCTGACGGCAGCCAGCGCCTCTTCGGCGTCCCTCTTTTCCATTGCCCTGGTTTCGCCCTTGATCAGCGCGTCGGACAGTTTGGCGCGCAGCGCCAGTTCCTCGCGCATGAAGGCCAGTTGCTCTTCGCTGGCGCCGTTCTGTTCGGCAATGGCGATGGCGTCCGCCAGGCGCGCCTGCTCGACGACGCTGATCTGCGCCGCGTTGAGGCCGTAAACTTCGGCGGCTTCCTCGGCGGCGGCGATCTGCGCGAGCATCGCCTGGTTGTTCTTGAGGTTTATGGATTCCTGATTTTCCAGCGCGCGGCGGTATTCTTCCTGGGCGGCGAGCGACTTTTCCTGCGCCGCCAGGTTGTCCAGGTTGGCAAAGATGGCCTCGCGCTGCGCCGCGCTGGCCTTCAGCGTGCCAGCCTCCAGCAGGTAGCGGACCTTGGCCGCTTCCTTCTCGGCGTTGGTCAGCTTGTCGGTGCTGGCCAGGTCGACATCGTTGAGGGCGATTTTTTCGCGCAGCGATTCGAGCAGGCGGGCGGCGTCGTCGGCCTGGGCGCGCGCCGAACCGCCACCGCGCGCCACCTTGGCCGGCTTTTCCGGATCTGCCAGCGACGGCGCGGCGCGCTTGATCGTCGATTGCGTGGCGCCCCGGCCTTCGTTGCCGTAGTTGCCGGCGCTGTTGGCCAGCGCCTCGTTGATCTGCAAGCCCTTCAGGTATTCGAGCTGGGTCTTTTTCCGGTTGTAGCGCTGCTCGTCGAGATAGCCGTAGTCCTTGAGGTCGGCTTCCATCTTCGAAATTTCGCCGCGCACGACGGCGAGGTTTTCGGCGGTATTCTTGAACGGGTTCAGCGTGCCGTAGGCGAGCAGCGCGTTGCCGAAGCCGTCGGCATTCTTGATGCCGACCAGGAATTCTTCCGAGAGCTTCGTCAGCCACGGCAGCAGGTCGCTGGCGATGGCGATGCCGGCGGCGGCGGAAACCGTCTTCAGGCGGTCGAGGTTGTCGTTGAACTCGTCTGCCTGCTTGGCCAGCTTGCCGTCGATGATGGCACCGAGCTTTTCGCCCTCCTCGCGCATGCTCTTGAGGCCGGCGGCGCCGCCGTTGAGGATCGGCACCAGCTTGGCGCCCGACTTGCCGAAGGTTTCGACGGCGATGGCCGTCTTGCCAGCGCCGTCTTCCATGCCGGCGAACGAATCGGCGACCTCGGCGAAGACGGCATCGGCGGATTTCAGGCGGCCCGACGAATCGGTGACGCTGACGCCGAGCGCTTCGAACAGCTTCGAGGCTTCCTTGCCGCCGTCGGCGGCGTCCTTCATCTTGACGCTGAGTTTCTTCAGCGCCTCGGCCATTTCGTCGGCCGCGACGCCGTTCAGCTTGCCGGCGAAGTTGAGCGCCGACAGGTCTTCGACCGTAACGCCCAGGCGCTCGGCCGATTCGTTCAATGCATCCAGGCTGTCGATGGATGTCTTGACCGTCGACACCAGCGTGGCGCCGCCGAGCAGGCCGGCCAGGCCGCCCACCGAGCCGAGGAAGGCGAAGGAGTTCTTGATGCCGGCGGCCGAGGCCGACAGGGATTGCAGCCCGCGTTGCGCCGAAGCAATCGCGGCGCGGGTGTCGTCGCGGGCGGTGATGACGACTTCGGTTTTCTGGCTCATTTACTCGTCATCCAATCACGTATCACGATCAGGTCCAGCACCAGCGCGTCGAGGTCGTCGACCCCGAGATAACCGGCCAGCCAGTCCAGCATTGGCCAGTCAATCGCGCCGCCCATCAGGTTCCAGGCTTTCAGCGCCACCCGCGATTCCTCGGGCGGCAGGCCGGGCTTGAGGACTGGCCGGCGGGTGGTAGCCAGCCAGTCCGCTAGGCGTTTCCCCGTGCTTCCGTCCGTTCCTCATGCTTGCGGTAAGCCTCGGCGATGCCGGCGGAGATGGCGCCCCACAGGTCGGGCCGGTCGGCGACCCAGAGGGCGAAGATGGCCGGATCAAAGGCGGCCGGCTCGGGGTCGCCACCGGGGATCAGGTCCAGCTCGTTGACGCCTTCCCAGCCGACGACGAAGCGCGCGGCAAATTCGATGGTCAGGGCCGCTTCGCCCTGGCCGGCCTTGACGATGTCGAGCATGGTCGGGCGCTGGATCTGCAGGCGGAACTTGCCCGCCTCGATCCACGAACGCCGCGCCTCGTTGAAGCGCGCCGGGCTGATCTCCTTCATCAGGCGACGTACTCGGTCAGCGGGCCGAGCATGGAGATCTTGGCCGGGCTGGTGGTGACGCCCTGCTTGCCGCCGCCGGGCGCGCCGGTGTAGCCGACGGTGCCGTAGAACAGGATGTAGGCGCCGTCCGGCCACTTGATCTTGAACGCCTTGTTGGCGCGCGCGATGAAGGCGGCCTTCATGGTCTGCTGCGCGGCGGCGGAGGGGTCCCACTGCACGGTCATGTCGTAGCTCTGCGCCGTGGCGCCGACGACGATTTCCGTATCCTGGGTGTCATGCACCGTAGTCGTATCGACCGTCTTGATGTCGCCGCCGGCGGCGTTGAAGTCCATGCAGCCGGTAATCGTCGTGCCGAGGGTGATTTCCTTGGCGGTGCCGCTGGTGAAGGCGGTGAAGGTCAGGGTCGACAGGCCGGTCGAACCGTCCGGTCCGGCGATCTGGAAGGTATCGGTAGCGACGCTGACGACCTTGAACAGGCGGCCATTCAGTTGCAGCATGCCCTGGCATTCGATCAGCACGATGTCGCCGTTCGAATAGCCGTGACCGGCAGCGCTGATGACGCCGGGCGCGGCGAGGGAGATGGCGGTGATGGTGACGGGCGAGGCAATGGCCGATTCCATGAACATCTGGAGGCCGGAGTTGGTGCGGACTGTCATTTTCGAGGCTCCTTAAAGCTGCGTGCCGGGCGCCCCGGCGTTGGTGAAATAGCGGATCGAGAAGGTCAGGACAATGCGCCCGGCCGGCTTTTCCAGGGTTTCGTCGAAGTCGACCGCAATGCCGGTCAATTCGTATTTGAGATCGGCCCCGAGCGCCGTTTCGACTTCAGCGGCGATGGTGTCGAGGGTGTCGTCGACGCTGGACGTGGCTTTTGCCAGGCCGACGACGGTCAGGGTCAGGCGGCGTTCGAGCTGCTTTTCGAAGGCGCCCCAGGTGATCTCTTCGCCATCGGTCATCACCAGCAGGCACGGCAGCGACTCCTGCGGCGCCATGCGGCTCTGGAAGACGCGGGTGCCGGTGGTGGTCAGGCCAGTGAGCAGCGTCGCCGCCGCTTCGCGGAGGGTCTGGCGGGCGTGGGCCATTTAGGCGGCCTCCAGGCGGCAGGCTTCCCAGCCAGTGCCGTCGCCTTCGACGTGCGTCACGGTGTAGGTGACGCCGCCGATCAGCAGGGTATTGCCGCGCACGACGGCCGAGGCGGTCGGGCAGCGGAAGACCGGATCGGTGCCGGCGATCATGCCGTAGGCTTCGCCATAAGCTTTGTCGAAAACGCCGGAGACTGCCGTCGTGCCGTTCTTGGTCGCGCTGGTGGCGAAGTCGGCGAGGAAGTCGGCGGCCTGCTCGGTAATCATGCGGCCTGCCTTTCCTCGATGCCGATGCTTTGCAGCACCAGGGCGGCGACCTGTTCGGCGGAATAGCTGGCCATGCAGGCGGCGGCGCCGGTATTGGTGTCCTTGCTGCACAGCACGGCGGCCGCGTTGTGGATGCGGTGGCACGGGTGGCAGGCGACCGGCGCGGCGAGCGCGGCGGTGTTGACCCAGTCGCGGGTCAGGTTTTCGTGCGACGAATGCGAGAGCAGCACGATCTTCGGCATGGACTCCATCGCCACGACGTTGGCGAACACGCTTTCGCTGGCGACGACGGCATCGGCGGTGAGCGCCAGCGCCATCGACAGGCGCAGCGGGAATTCCATGCCGGCAACGACGCCGTATTCCTCGCCATTGCGTTCGACCAGATCGAGATCCGGCAGGTGCTTGAGGTCGCCGACCATCACCGTGAAAACGCCCCGTTCGGCGAGCAGTTCCATGAAGCGCTGCGCGTGCGGCCACGCCTTGAACGGGCCGGAGCCGGTCGGCGACAGCAGCACCATCGGGCCGTTGAGCCGGTCGCGCGTCTGCTGCGCCCATTTCATTTCGTCGGCGGTCGGGTAGAACTTCTGGCGGCACTCGGCGCCGGCCGGCAGTTCGGCGTAGGCGTGCACCATGTCCAGATAATTCTTGTTCATCAGGCCGTGGCGGACGCCGTGCGGCAGGTAGAAGTCGATATGCGACTGGTGCGGCAGCAGGCGGGTTTCGACCGAGCCGATCAGGTTGACCCACTGGTCGAACTTGACGGCCTCATGCGCCCAATATTCGATCAGTTCGTCGTCGTTGAGGATGCCTTGCGGCAAGACGACGATGCGCGCGATGTGCGGGTCATGGCGCAGCACTTCCTCGCCGTTGGCGGCGACGTAGCAGGTGACTTCGTAGCCGGCGTCATGCAGGTGCGCGGCGACGCTGGCCGCCCATAGCGCATCACCATTGCCGCCGATGCGGACGATGCCGGCGCGCCTGGCGGCGCGCGGTTGCAACCACGGTTCGGACTGGCCGGCGCCGGCGGCCTTCTTCTGGAAGACCAGCAAAAAGGAATATTCGTTGCCGTCGCCGCGCGTCTGCGCATTGACCAGCGCCCAGTCGGGGAAGGCCAGGCGGCAGAAGTCGACGATGACTTCGGGCGTGAAATCGTGTTGATGGTCCGGGTTGGCGCCCGGCTGGCCGACGTTCGGGTAGAGGTCGGCGTGCGGCAGGTAAAGCACCAGGTAGCCGTCGACCTTGACCAGGCGCCACCACTCGCGCAGCGCGCCCTGCCAGTCGGCGATATGCTCCAGCAGGTGCGATGAAAACACGGCATCCGCCGAACGGTCGGCGAAGATGCCGAGGTGCGCGGCGTCGTTGACCACGATGTCCGGCTTCATGACGACGCCGAACAGGTCGCTTTCCTTGCCGTTGTCGAGGCCGATCAGGTGCGGCCACACCTTCTGCTGGCCGCAGCCGACATCGAGGCCGCCCTTGGCCAGGTACGGCAAGACCTCGTAGCGAACCTTCGCGGATTCGAAATACTGCGGCGCCGACGCGGACCAGACCATTCAGACCTCGCTCCACCACCACCAGACCGGCAGTGGCGTCTTTGAATTCGGGGGCCGCCCGGTTTTGACGCGGGCGGCCGGGGCAGGCTTCCGGGGGGAAGCCTTGGGGGGAGAAGCCATCAACCAGTGATCAGGTCGTCGATCTTGGCGAAACAGCCGGGCTGGCGGACGCCGAAGTCGGCGAACTGGTTCAGCGTGATCTTGACCTGGCCGGTGTCGGCCTTGGTGTATGGATCGACGGTGATGTCCGGGGCGCCGAACAGGCCGATGGTCGCCATGCTCCAGTCGCTGCCGAAGATCGCCGAGGAGCAGACCGTGGTGCTGGTGCCCTTCGTCAGGTTCGACGGCATGTTGTTGGAGATCGCGGCGCGATAGCCGTTGAGCGGCTGCGGACCGTTCTGCCAGACCCACGGCAGGTTGGTGCCCATCTGCGTCTGCTTGGCCTTGCCACGGACCCGCGTATTGACCAGGTAGCCGGCCAGGCGGTCCGGTTCGGCGTTGGCGTTGGCGCAGGCGGTTTCCAGATCGACGAAGTGCGACCAGGCCGGGGCGGCGCCATTGGTGCCGCCGACGACGGTGCCGATGTTGGCGGTGTAGCGGATGCCGGTCATCTGCGGGGCGGTGCCGGTGCCGTTGATGCACTGGTTTTCGAGGTTGACCGCAGCGGACATGATCAGGTCGTCGCGGATCATGGCTTCGAGGGCCATCGCCGACTGGATGATCGCCTGCTTCGAGACTTCGACATACGCCGAGGTACGCTTCGGCGACAGGGTGACCTTGGCGGTGGCCGGCGCGGTCTCGGAAGCCGAGCCGATTTCCGTCACCGAGCCGATGGTCGAGGCGGTCGACTTGCGCGGCAGATCCACGTTGCTGGTCAGGCCGGTCAGGACGCGGGCGCCGAGCTGGCCCATCACCAGGCTATTGCGCAGCACATCGACGAACAGATCGCCGCGCAGGTCGGTGGCAACCAGGTTGCCGGCCTCGGTGGCGGTGCCAACGTTGAAGTCGCGCGAGAAGGCTTCCGGCGGCAGGTAGAAACCTTCCGGCGAACGGCCCATCATCTTGGCGACGCCTTCCGAGCACTCACGCTCGAAGCCGGCATCGCGCCAGTCGCCGGTGATCGCGGCGGACAGCGCGCGACCGAGCGAGTAGCGCTTGATTTCCTTGGGGGTCAGGCCGAGGGCGATGGCAGAAGCGTCGGTGTGGCGCGTCTGGATCTTCTCGATGACGAAATCCTTGAAGGCTTCGACCGAGCGGCCGTTGCGGATCGCGTCGGCGGTGTCGTTGGGGCCAAGGTACTTGGCATACTGAGCGCCAAGGGCCATGAGGGCGTCGCGGCGCTCGATTTCGAGTTCGGCCGGCGTCTTGATGATCGGATCGGGCATGGTTTTTTTCTCCAGAATGAGAAGGGGGGATTTGACGGGTGCTACGGGCTGCGGTGCGGGTTCGGGTTCGACGCCAGCCGACCTTCCGACTCCGACTGAAACATCCGCCGGCACCGGCACGATGGAAGCCTCGAAAGGCGTCCACCGGGTGACGACGAAGGTTGGCGGCGAGTCGTCCTTGCCGCGCGCGGCCGCCTGGCCGGCACGGAAAAACGCTTCGCCGTGTTGTTCGCGCATTTCGCGCTCGAATTGATTGCCGCTCAGGGTGCGGACGACCGTCTCGCTGCCGTCTTCGGCGCGCTTGACCTCCTGCAGCTCGTCGACGAAATAGCCGACCGAGACATGCGAGCGGATGCCGTCGGCGACATCCTGCTGGATTTCCTGGCCGAGCGCCGAGCGCGAAAACTGCACCAGGCCGCGCAGCACCTTGTCGTCGTCGATGCGTACCGACTTGACGGCACCGATCTGCTGGGCGGTGTCGTGATTGAGCAGCAACGGATGGCGGCCATCGCCGAGGCGGGCCATGTCGATGGCTTCGGCGTCGTGGCGCAGGATCTCGATGCCGAACCAGCGCTCATAGGGCGCTTCGGACGAAATGGCGATTTCGACCAGGCCGTCGTCGCGGGCGGCGCGCTGTTCGATGGTGAGCGTGCGGGTGAATTGCATAAAATCCTCGCAAGGTATGGCGCGAGGATGCCGCAGGCGGCGCGGCAAGTTAAGGCAAAAAGTGGCCCCTGTCGCCGGCAACAAAAAACCCGCCGCAGCGGGTTGGCGGGCGGCGGCGGGCGGTCAAATCTTCACCCAGCCAAATACCCCAGGTTCCCAGACGTTCGCATCCGAGCCGGTGTTGTTCCAGTTGAAGCCCTTGTGCGATACCTTGGCGTTGAGCTTGTAGGCGTCATGCGCGCCGGTCGGCTGCACCCAGGCGGGATAGCCCACCGGAATGACCACGGGCGATTTGTCCAGCCAGCCATAGACGCCGGGTTCCCAGACATTGTTGCCGGAGCCATCAGCCTGATTGACCTGCCAATCCTTGCCGTTGTGGGTGCAGAGATCGCCCTCGCCGGTAAAGGGATTGACCAGCTTGTAAGCGTCGTATTGGTCGATCGGCTGGACCCACGGCAACTTTTCACCTGGCACCTTGGCCTGCCGAATCAGGGCCGGAATGATCGCCGGGTTCGGGTAGGTTGCCGTGTTGTAGCTCTGAATCACCCACCACAGCACGTTGTCTGCATCGCGGTAGAGGCCGGGAGATACTGTACCTGTAAGCAATGGTGCGTCAGTTCCCCACGTTGCACCTTTGGCAGTTGCTGCCGCCGTGGTCATTGCTACAGGGTCAGTGCCTTGCGTGATCGTGACGCCCGGAATTGAGGCCACTGCGGCCTCGAAGGCCGGATCGCCCCAACTGTGCAGCAAGGCCACGGAAGGTGACGGGCCAGCATAAGCTGGTACGCTGAAGTTGTCTGGGCCGAAGTTGTTCAGGTTGAGCGGGTCGCCGTCCGTGCCAGCGAGGAAATCATTGGCGGCTTGCATGTTGGCGGCGGGGATGGATGCGGAGAAGTTTGAACTCATGCCGTTGCCCCCTTGGCGGTTAGCCACGCCGTAACGTCCGTCGTCTCTTGGGTGGTCAGCGCCCGATCTATAATAATCAGCCCGCAATGGTCGGTATTATCTGTGTATGTAGTTCCGATTGTCTGGTTCGTGAGGATGCTTGCACCAACACCTTGGACGGCTCGCGCCACGGTGCATGTTGATCCCAAAGAAGATGCAAATGTAACAACCACAGCATCATCTACAGCATCGTAATCTATTTCGTTTGGAGGGCCGCTAAGTAACGGGCGGGCCGCAGCAGTTGATTGATTACCGTGGTTGCCGGCTACTTGCTTAACTGAAACATTGTCAATTTTTCCAGTTGTAGATGCACCATATGTAAAAATCCCAATCAGTGTACCGTTTGCTTTAGCGGTGTAGCTATGTACCCCAAGGGTATTTTCAATAGGTGAGCCTGGAAGCCCAAAAACCTTGAACCCGCCCTCTGATATTTCAATTACCTCAAAAGTAACAGTGTAGTATACACCGATAGCGATGGCCCCAATGCGATAAAAGCCCGATGTATCAACTGCGCCAGTCGCTACACCATTACCACCAGTCACAGCGCAACCGGGTCCAGCATCCCACCAACCTCCGTTAAACTGAGGATCACCACACAACTCCGGCCCAAGAACCAGCCCCTTGCTCTTGTCCAGAATCAACCCAACCGGCTGACCATCCGCAGTGACCGGCATAGTGCCTGTGCTGTCTTGGAACATCGTGCTGAGGTCGGACGGGTCGTAGAAAGCGCCTTGCTCGTTGTTGGCGAAGAGGGCCTCGATGACGGCATCGGGGTCGGCGGGTTCGGCGCTGCCGAGCTTGCCGTAGTTGGCCAGCTTGCCCAGGGTGTCGAACGCCAGGCGATAGGAGAGCGCCGAGCTGATCGGCAGCGCGATGTTGGTGCCGAGCGCGACGGTCATGGTCAGGCCATCAGGGCGGTGACGGCGGCGCTGGTGCCGGAGATGGCGGAGACGCGCGCGCGCACGTTCGGCCAGCCGCCGACGGCGACGAAGCCATCGGTGGCGGTGGTGGTGCCGGACAGGGTGACGGTGGACAGCGTCAGCCAGTTGACGCCGTCGATGGAAACTTCGAAGACGACCGTGGCACCGACGGCGCCGGTGCCGACGACGGTGGCCTGGTAGGCGCCGCCGGCCGGGTTGGCGAACGGGTTGCCGGTGGCGGTGGTGGTGACGGCGGCGAGCATGGTTTGCATGAGGGTTCCTTTGTCTCTGTGGGGCGCGTTATTCCGGGATTTCCGTGGCGGTGCCGAACTTGCCGACCTGGTAATGGAAGTCGAACTCGAACAGGCGGGCGGCGGCATCCGTCGAATAGCGGGCGGGGAAGCCATAGTGGTCTTCGGGCGGGTATGTGGGCATGGCGTCAGGTCATTTCATGGAAATACGCGACTAGCGTGCGGCAAATTCCGGCGGCCCGAAAGGCAAAAAGTGGCCCTCATTTGCCGATCCCCAGCACCGAGCCGACGCCGAGCTTGACGGCCAGGGTGCCGATGGTCAGCAGGAAGAGGATGTGCAGGATGCCCCAGATCGACTTGCGGGCGATGTCGGCTTTCAGGTCGTGCCAGAACTGCTCTTCGGCGCGTGCGGCAGCGATCATTCGTTCGTGCGCTTCGCGGTGGTTCTCAATCCCGTCCGGGAAGGCGTGCATCAGCTCGCGCTTGGCGTCAAGAATTGAACCTTCGAGCATGGCCTTTATCTTCGGCATTTCGTCATCCGTATGCCGCGCCAGGGCGTCGTCAATATCAGCTTTGGTCAGGGCTGGTGCCATAGGGTGCTTTCTTGTTTTTGGGAAAATAGTGGTCGGCTAGCGCCTGCTCTTTGGTTGCCCAGCGCCGCACGGAGACAATTTTGTAATGCGTCACGACGTAATGCCCGGCGAACGCGATCACGAAGTCGTCCTTGCTCCACCGTCGCCCTTTGGGCGGTCGATACTCGATACTCCTGAACCGGCGAAGTCCGAGGCGCTCCGAATAGCCGAAGTGCGGAATTAGCCCGCTGAAGGCGTGCGAGCGGCGAATCCAGGCGTACTGATGCCCATGCGTCTGTAGCCAAAGCCACATCGCTACGAACCAGCAATTGAGGAGTGCGCGCTTCGACATTCATGTTAGCGCTCGACCAGCAGGTCGGTCTTGCGCTGGCTGCCATAGCTGGTGCCGAGGAAGAAGCCGGTGACCGAGCCTAAGACCAGGCTGATGATCGACGACACCACCATCGCGCGGATGTCATTGGTCCAGCCATCGCCAAACATGACGGCGATGACCACCAGATACACCAGCGGCAGCAACAGCAAAGATATCCACAGGGCCGGCGATAGCCAGGGCTTGCCGGTGGCCTGCGCTGCCGTATCGTATTTCCGCGCGCCGCCGATACCGCCGCCGCCGGCTTCGCCGGTCAGCTCGTACCATTGCGCTTCGACGGCTTTGGCGTAGCTGGTGGCCAGCACCGGGTCGGCCTGGATCGCGGCGACGGCGCCTTCGGCGGTCGTCTGGTCGGTGACGGCCTTGGCGATCTCGACGGCGACTTCGGCGGCCTTGGCGTTCTTCTCCGACTGCTCGCCCTTGCCGAACAGGCGGATCAGGGCTGGTGCGGCTTGAAGAAGCGCAGGAAGCGCTGCTGCAACGAAAGGAGCCATTGCGGTTTCTCCGGTAGCGGTTTTGGCTTTGGGAAAGGTGCCGGTCGCCGGGGCGCCGCCTCCTTCCAGTTTTTCAAGGAAATCGAGGCAATGCGCCATCGTCTTGGTCGGCTGGCCATAGGGCGAGCCGGGCAGCGAGGCCCATTCGCGGTTGCAGCGCTCGATGGCGGTTTCCCAGTCGCCTTCGAGCACGGCGGGCAACGCGCGGCGGCGTTCGATCAAATACAGCGCGGCACGGTCCTGGTTGGCCGGGCTGAAATCCTGCAGGTCAAGCGCCTTGACGCATTCGTCCCAGGTGCGGCTTAAAAACTGGTAGGCGCCGGCCGCCGTGCTGGTGATCGGCTTGCCGCCCAGCGTGCGGGTAACGGCAATGCGCGGGTGGTCGTCGGTGTTTTCGACG